CTCTTGCCCATTGTTCTGCGCCTTTTAATGCTCCATCATATGATTGATGGAAATTGTTTTTTTTATCGAATACTCTATATTTGCTAGTCGCCATGTTATTATTTTTTTATTGTTTCAAGTATAATCAGAAGGATTATCGTGGAAATTATTTGAAAGTTATACATAAGTCAGTTTAAAAATCATGCGGCCAGCGTCGAAGTTATTAGTAATGTAACAGTCGATGAAGATTTCGTTACCATTTATTTGCTGGGAGGTAATTTGTATGATGTATTCGACTTTGTCAAGAACTAATTTGTGTAAATTTCTAGGTATTGGCGAAATTTCATCACAGATTAGATCGCCACGTAAATGTGGAAATAATTCATTTTGACCAATTACAGTTATCTTGGGTGTTTGCATTATTTTAATAGTATAGTGTGTTTTATTCCATCAAGAATGTCGGTCATTTTAATCAAAGAAAGAAGATCGCTTCTCCCACTTCTCTGATAGCCAGTATAGAGAGGCTGACGGACATTAACATTCAATTGTGAAAGATCGCATAGGTTTTCGCATAGTTTCGCTAGCAACTTCCTTTCCACCAGTAAAAAATCATTTTCTCTTTCAAACGCGATGATATGTGAAGCTCCGTAAAGCCACCCTTTTTTACCTTGCACATTAGCGAACTCGATCCAAATCACTTCATCATTGAATTTGTCATCAGCACGTTTTACTTTCTTCCGCGCTTTCACATCTACTGCTGTCCTTGGTAGTTTTGCGCCCTGTATCCAAAAATCGATATGGCGAATTTCTTCGTAGAAAGATGTCTTCTCACAAGAGAGTCCCACTTTGCGAACGGCCACTTCAAATGAAGATTCAGCTTTGTCTCCAGTCTCAAATGCTTCGCCTGTTTTATCGTATCTATTTTTGTGCGCCATCGCTAGTATATAATACTAAAATTTTGCCGTTGTCAAGAGAAAATTTTGCGTCCTTGTCTTTTTTTTGGATGAATTTTAAAAATGATTTTAATTTGTGTTGGCGCTTAATTTCTGTAGAGAATGGGACGTTATAATCAAGCTGCTTCCAGTATTTTTCTCTAAAAACTCGAAAATTCTCCAACATGCAATAAGTATCGCCAAAAATAAATTCGACTGTTACGTGAGAGGGTTCTGGGGTGATAGAAAGAAAAAATGTTATGCGCTTGTCGTGAGTGAGGTAAAAAATGTCAGTTTTTTCTACCAAGTATTCGTAATATTTTTTGATTTGCAGCGATCTCACTGATGGACTTTTGATAGAACAAAAATCGTAAGGTTTAGAACGGATACAGAAATCTTCGAATGCCAATTCGACTATAGCATTACTACCTTTTAACTGCTGAAAGTTCATTTTTTTGATTTATAATAGTGTAAAATAGAATATGGCACAAGGACAGGATCGGATAGCGAGCAGTTTATTAGAATTGCAACCTACAGCTATTATAGAGCTTTTTTTACTATATTTCAACACTGTTGATAGCCCCAATGCATTTATTGCATTTCATGGAGGTTCTGTTTACAATAAAGGCATCGTATGGCAAGGAGTTGAATACCTACCAATCCCCGTCGAAACAGACGGCTTTGAAGTAAATGCGAATGGTCAACTCGCTAGACCAAAAATGCGGATCTCCAATAAAGATTATTTTGCCACTGATTTATTGATTAATAATGACGATTTGCAATTCGCGAAAATAGTTCGTAAAAGAACTTTTATAAAATATCTAGACGACGTTAACTTTGATGGGGGCAATCCTTGGAGTCAGGCGGATTCATCCGCAGAATTATCTAATGATACGTTTGTTATCGGGCAAAAGACGGCAGAAAATAAAACATTTATTGAGCTAGAGCTTACTTCGCCACTTGATTTAGAAAATTTTGAGGTAAATAATCGTTTGATTATGTCGCGTTATTGTTCGTGGCATTATCGTGGCAATGGATGCAATTATAAAGGAATTCCAATTGCTACGGAAGAGGGTGAAAAACTCGCTGTTGCTGATCCTGTTGATTGGTTTACTAACCAAAGTAAAAAGGCTTGGTTGGTGGGTAGCTATTATTCATCGGGCGATGCCGCTTATATTGAAAATCAAAAAATTACTATTGCTAGTCAAACAAATCCATCGCAAACAGAATTTGCAAAAATATGGTATGTCTGCCAATCTGGAAATACAGGTTCCATTTCCACGATTCCTGACAAAAATCCATCTCTTTGGAAGCGTGATGGCTGCAACAAAAAACTTGATGGATGCAAATTGCGTTTTGGCAAAGGATCTATTGAATTCAACGAATTAACTGAGCAGAGAACTGCTCATTTTGTTGATTTTACATCGCGAACTGGTCTGTTACGATACAGCAATATTGCTCCCAGTGCTAGCGTATCTGCTTCATCATATGTTTCTGGCTCTCTACCCACTAATACAATTGATTTAATAAGTGGCGCGGCGAGTATTTGGCAAGCAAGTGGCGTAGCAAAAACAGGGGGAATTCTAACATTAGAATGGCCGAGTTCCAAAAATATAAATAGAATTGATTTATATGATAACCCATCTACAACGCTTCATTTTAATAATGCCTATATTCGTTTATTTAATGATGTTGGTACGGTAATTCAAAGTGGAGTGTTAGGTGTGCCGACTAGTGGAACGCGAGCAACTACTGGTTTCGCTAATCAATTAGTTAAGAAAATTATTATTTCAGGAAGTGGCGTAACCACCGTTCCGTCTTTAAGCGAAATCGCCACATTCGAAACAAACACCCCGCATTTGGTTTACTTCGATCAAGAATCTATACCGCTGCATAGAAATGACTTTTTTCAAATTTCAACTTGGATCGGATTGACTGGTAGGGGCTTATACCCCAATGAGCTCTATTCTGTATTTCAAAATGTCAGTGGAGGATGTAGATATAGCGGTATCAACCTCTATATTTCTGGTAAAAATTTATTATTAGATTTTGCAACGCGCACTACTGGGGGGGCTCCTCAACAAATTAATAGAACTTTGACTTTACCATGGAAAAATGATGAATTAAAACCACTGCACTTAATTTGTTCGGGAGGTTATTCGAGCGGTCTAAGCCCCACTTATGTATCCAATGGTTATATTGAATTAACAGATGGCTCAGCGTATACTAGTCGATTTACTTTATCAGGGCAAACTGGAGAATATTTTCAATTTAAAAATCCTAATTATCAAAGTGGTATAGTCAATAATCAATACCGCTTGAAGTTGGGATTAAATGATTGGCAATTCCCTACGGGAAATGAATTTACACCAAGTCCACTGGGAGCTGCAAATCAAATTATTAGCAACATGAAACTAGTTAGCCCCATAAAGTTTGGGCCGACAGCATTTTGGACTGGTTCAAGTGGAATAAATGTCAGAATTGATGACCACAATCAATCGGTATACAGAGACTATGCTGATTTCACTGGCAAAATATCTAATACCACAGGCTTATTGGGATGGTGGGAAATGGAAATTAGCGGTTCAACAACTGGCATTCCCGCTCAAAATAATACTAGTAAAAAATTAATTATTTCTGGCGATAGCCCATCTAGTTTTAATACTTCGGAATCGGCGGATGTCGCCATTTCGCAGATTCTCAACACCCCAAAACAAAGTATAGACTTGCCATTCGGGGGATTTCCAGGAACAGAAAAATATGGTTAAAGAACTAAAACACAAATCAATTACTAAAATACGAGATTTTATAGTCAACGCCTGTAACGCGCAAGTGTCACAAGAAGTCTGTGGTTTTATTGGATGGGATCGTTTAGAGTATACAGCAACAGTCGAAAAAAATGACGCTGCCGATCCCAAGAATTTTTTTGCAATTAATCCAGCGTCCTATTTAATGTTTGCGCAAGATAATGATATGTTGGCTATTTTTCATAGTCATATTATAGGAGATGAATTTCCATCAGAGTTCGACATAAAAATGGCAGAAGCTTGTTGTGTTCCTTTTGTAATTTACTCCCTTAATACTAAAAAATTCCATATTTATGAGCCTAGCGAATGTGAATTGAATGTAAAAGCATTTGCAAGGCTAAAGGAAAATTTTAAATGACACGAGTAATACTACATGGAATATTGGCAAAAGAGTTTAAGAAAACTTTTAGTCTATCGATTAAGCGTCCAAAAGAGGTTTTTGATGCTATTTCATGCGCTCATAGTAATTTTCGTAATAGAATTGTAGAATTAGCTAATCAAGGAATTTATTTCGCTTTGCTTGTTGATGGGAAAAAGATGGTTACTATGGAAGAGTTATCTGCGGTTTCAAGTAATCAACAGATTGATATTGTTCCCTTGGTATGTGGAGCGGGTAGAGCGGGCGCGATAATTGCAATTATTGCTATCGGCGTATTGACCGCTGGCGCTGGATTAGCGATTGGAGCTGGCGCTGCTGCTGGTAGTTTCGCAGCTGGTGCTGGGTCTGCTTTAGTTAGCACAGGAGTCGGTATTGCTATGATGGGCTTGCAAATGGCGCTAGCCCCAAAACCTAAAATGGAAAGACCATCGTCAGATGTCAATTCCGCAAAACAATCTTTTCTATTTTCTTCGAAAGCGAATATTGCGGAGCAAGGTATTCCTGTTCCTGTTGGATATGGTAGACTTCGAGTTGGCTCTGCCGTGATACAGTCCACTATTAAGTCGTATCCGCAAGCATTTGAAAAAGAAAACGCTTTACGCTCTGATGGACAAGCGCTCAATAATAATAGACCGTCACAATGAAACACGTCAATAAAAAACTTTTAATTAGGGGCGCGGGTAAAGGAGCGCCGAAACCCAAACCAGCTATCTTAAATCCTCCGAAATTAGGGGGATTCAAATCTGTTTCATCTTATAGTGTTGCTGAAATTATTGATCTTATTTCCGATGGGCCAATTGAGGGCTTGGTCGATCAGAACAGTCAAATACTTAGTGATAATATTTTTAAAGGTATTTATTTAGATAATACTCCTATTCAAAATACAGAGAGCTTAGTTTTAGCTGAAAGCTATGGCGACGTCTCTATTGCTAGCGCAGCTAATGCAATTAGCAGTATTTGGATTCAAAATGAACAATTTAAGACTATTATCAATCAACCGCTGTCAACTGAAGGTGTATTTTTGATGGCAGGGGTAACTCAATATAAAACATCTGTTCCATTATACGAAGCGAGTTGGAGTTCGTTTTTAAATTATCCAGTTCCACTATATTGGACACTGTCCAATAATCAAATAGAATTTCATCACAACTCTCCAATCGCTCAGCAATCCGCTATTTTAAATTCATTTAAAAATTATATTTCGAATCAAGCACAAACTAATAGCGATAGCAACGCTCGATCAATCGCTGAAGAAAACATCAAAAAATTAGAACAAATTAAAGTTATTGCAAGTGAATTAGGTTATCCATTTACTCCCAGTGAGCGATCCAAAACTTCTTTTATTATTATTGATTTAGGAATCTTGTCGCTTAATAACTTCCCGACAGATATATCAAGTAATCAAAGTATTGATTACTCAATTAGCGGTTTATCAAATAAGTTCGACTATGTATATACATTAGCTCAGCCCGTAATGTCCAATGGAAAATATACGGGCGAAGTAAAAAGTATTGTTATCATTGCGGCACCGCTCGCTGTTCTAGTAAATCCTAAAAGTCCGTACCAAAGATGGTTTTATTTTTCCAAAAGCCTTTTGCTTGCTTTAAATAAAAGCGATATCAAGTTAGAAGCTTTGGAAAAAACCGCAAATATCTCGTCAAGAACAAATGAATTATTTAATTTTTCCAATGTTTCTTGTCAATTTAAGGATGGCCGAGAGGATCAAACAAGCTTAAATCAATTCGATAAAATTTTTAATGATTATGCTTATGAAGCGAGATTGTTCGGGCCATTTATTAAGTCTCAAAGCCAAGCAATACAGAGGATTACTATTAATAAAAAAGATACTCAATTTAAACTTGGAGCAGCGGGTTTAAATGAAAATAATTTGAGCGTATCTCAAAATGCTGTAATTTTGGGGCTCGAAGGATCAACGGACCGCAGGACTGTGTCAAGTACCAACAGTTTTGAATTAAACAATTATTCAGATTGGAATAACGATAATGAAAAAAAAGATTATGACTCTTTGGCTGTTACTCATACAATTGAAAATCCATTTGTAGATAAAGTTTCTATTGCTATCCTAGTCAGCTCCTTGTCCGACACTATGCATGTGACGACTAGCAATATCGAGGGGATAGAGGCGAATACGTTGGAAGCTGGGTCTAAAATCCCTTCTATTGTTTCTATCAAAATTGAAACGGGCAAAATAACTAATGGAGAAAAGAAAGAAGTTCAATCATACTCTTATTCAATAATCGGCTTAATCGAAAGCTCGTGTGCAATTGATTTCGGGTCAGACTATAGTGAAGCAGAGAATTTATTAAAAGATTCTGTCAAATTAATTGAGGGCGAAAACTTAAATGACTCTAACCTCACCAGACCATTTGATCTTCCACAACTTGCCAACGATGAAGATCCATCTACCACAAAACGATATATTAAAATTGTTAAACTATCGTGCGAAACAAACTCGACATTAATCAATAAAGATATATCTTTGGGCAAGGTCACAGAAATAATTGACCAAAGGCTTTCTTACCCATTCTCCGCAATTGCGGGGATTAAATTAGATGCTAGGGCTTTTGGTGCAATTCCAGAGCGTAGTTACGATTGTAAACTAAAAAAAGTTAGAATACCATCAAATTATAAAGTATTAAATGAAGATACTTTGCTAGATATTAGATACGTCAAAAGCGCTAAAAACTATACAACAACGCAGCGAATATACCAAGGAGATTGGGATGGGTCATTTGAATATGGTTGGACAGATAACCCAGCATGGATATTATATGATTTGCTCACTAGCAAGCGTTATGGTTTAGGAGCTTATATTGATGAATCACAGGTTAATAAATGGGAACTTTATAAAATTGCTAGATTTTGCGATGCCGTAGATGATGAAGGTTATTTTATTGGTGTCAGCGATGCCGTAGGGGGATTGGAGCCGCGATTCTCTTGCAATATTCTGTTTAAAGAACAAACTAAGGTTTACGATGCTATTAATATTATCGCTAGTTTATTTCGTGGTATAGTATTCTTTGGCGGTTCAGAAATTCACTTTCTTGACGATAGGCCTAGAACCCCAATTGCTTTATTTAATAATGTAAATATTAAAGATGGGCTTTTCAATTACAGTAATACTCGCAGAGATCTACAATTTAATACTGTAGAGGTGGTATATTTAGATCGCTTTGATAACTATAAAACAAAAGTTGAATATATACAAGACGAGCAGGATATTCGCAAAAGAGGCGTGTTTAAAACCACTATCAATACATCTGGCGTAACCTCTAGAGCGATGGCTCGTCGTATTGGTCAACACATTATCTATCAAACGACAAAAGAAAATCAAACAGTCGATTTCGCAGCGGGATTAGAGGCTTTATTGTGCAGACCTGGAGATTTAATTATCATCGAAGATGAAATGAAAACCCGTTCCACAAATTACGGAAGAATATTGGATGTCGATCTAGTTAATAAAAAACTGAGAATTGATAACCAATTTGTCAGTGATCAATATGCAACATATATTACCGTTTATACGCCAACTGGATATTCAAGCTCTTCTGAGCTAGAACAATTAGCAACGACTGGAAGACAGAGGGTTGAGCAGTTTTCTATTACTGGTGATTTTTTTGGAAATAGTATATATTCTGGATTGCGCGGAGCTTATAAATTTTCAGGATATTCTTCTGGATTTAATAATTCAACTATATATCCAGCGCAATTTCCTGTATACACAGGAACTGGTTCGGCTAGTCAAAAATTATATTGTTACTATAACACGGGAGCTACTGGTTTTGTTTTTGCAACTGGATTGGCATTTCAAAACAACAACACATACGATAAGATAATCACTAATACGGGTGTATTTTATGGTGCGGATATTTCCCCACTAGCTAAAGGAGATAGTGGCAATTACACTGGGTTCGCTTATGACTCAGGTAGCGCGAATAAAAGAACCAGTCCCAGTGGCCAAATATCAGGCGCTATAAACTGGAGCGGTAATTCATATCCAGTCTCACGGGGGATTTTAGATGAAGAAATCAACGCTTATAATATATCGCAAATCACAAAAATATCACTAACTGGCTACGACAATACGATTGATTATGGAAGCATTATTTCTCTCAATCAAAACGATCCAAATATCAATTTCCTACCAGCTGTAAAAGCTGGAAGTGTATATAGAATCGAGCGTCAATCAGCTTCAGATCAAATCTATAAAATTATATCTATACGAGAAAACTCTCAAAACGAATATGGCGTAACCGCTTCAAGATATGATACTGGAAAATTTGAAGAAATTGAAAAATCTGTTACTCAAGACTATCTAGAAAATACTTACTATACGGGGATTGTCAGGGTGGGAAATATGCAAGTAGACCAAGTGGCAACGCCAACAATAGTTACATTTTCTGGAATCAATCAACTTTCGTCGAGTTTTAATTTGACAGGTAGATGGACAAGTGGGGATAATCGCGTAACGGGATTTGATGTGTCTATTAGTAATTCTTTAGCTGGCTATTACGAATCAAAAACAGTCAATCAAACTGGTGCGCAATTCACTGGATTGACGAATATTGGTAATTGGACATTATCTGTTATGGCATTAGCGACATCACCCCAAATTAACTCTGCTACAGCCACTACGGGAGCGTTTGTGGCATATACTGGCGCTAGTACCACAGCGATCACTAAACCAGCCGTTATAGGCTTTTCTTTGCAATAATTTATGTTTTCATATCAAAATAAAGTAGTAGGAGTTAAAGTAACAGGTCAGGCTGGTTCTGATTTATTTGATGTTTTAATTAATAGCGGATATGTGGGATCAATTACTGGATCGGGTCAGGGAGATGGAGCTTACTTCGTTGGGTCGAGAGACAGCTCTTTAAATTTGACTGGCATTGCCTATTCGTATGGCACGGGTTATCCACAGAGCGTTTTAGTTGATTTTACAGCTGGCTCAATAACCTATACCAATCAAGTCACTAGCAATTTAGGGTATCCATCATCAGGTTATTATGATATATCGGGTTCGCCTTATGGCCATACGCTTATAAATTCTGGATTAGGTAACGCATGGCAATTACAAATGGGAGAGGGTAATGTTGTAGCCGAAGGAGAAGGCGATACGGACCCAGCGAATCCTTATGGGATATATGAGGATAGTGGAGTATCAGCAATAATTAATATTTCTCCAGATCCCTCTATTAGAGTTAGTAGCACACCTATTTATTATTTTAGCGATCTTGCTTTGGCAGAGGGGCTAAATCAACTTGCTTTTATTAACAGTTTAAATAATGGTAGTGGAAACAAACTATACTATGAAGTCGGTTTATATGAATTAAGCGGATCGTATTTAGTCAATCCATCAATTCTTACAAGTGGTGAAATTACCCCTTCAACTGGCAGTGATCAATATTTATCTTTTAATTTAGCATATCCAACACCAGGAGGTTCTGCCAATTTGTTTGAATTTGATCCCGTCTTCGATGTCAATACTGGCAGCTTAAATCAAATTTTCACTGGTAGCGGAGTTCATTTGCAAAAAGACGTCACTTTTTTCTTTGATATTTTAGATCAACAACTTAATACCATATCTTCTAATCAACAATTTTTAGAGAATCCGTTAATTAGCGGCTGTGTTTTTGATGTTCTAAACATAGATGGAACAACTGCTGCCGCAAACTTTTTTACAGGAAAATATTCTCGTTCGGTGACGGTTTCTGCGTTAGATAATGAAAATATTTTTGGCGTTTATAAAAAAGACTTTGGCGTAAGATGCAAACTGCCAAATTCATTTGATGGATCAATTTTTACAGGAGTATTCTTAGCGTATAGCAATGTTCCAAACATTTTAGATATAGCGCCTAATTATGCTGAATTTAGTGGAGCACCTCAAGCTACTGAATCGTTTAGTTCTGCGATTGTATTGCAGAACGATTTGCGATTCACACAAATGGATCGCTATGACGTATATGCTTTGACTGGAAGCGGCTCTGCGGTAAACGAACTAACATATTTAAACCCAAGCGCAGAACAGGGATATTTATTCTCTCAAAGTGCTATTAATGTCTCTAACGCTTATACATTAACAATCAATAAATCAGCATTGCCAGAAAATATCCCACACTATTTTACAGTAGTGCCATATGGAGCGTTGGGATCGGGAAAACCTTTTGTTTTCGGGCCAACTACATTTGTCACCAAGCAAACAAATTTAATTTTACCTACCGCAGATGTCAGCGCCGTAAACATATATTATGGAACTGGTTTCAGCCAAACAATATACAAAACAGGATATTTTAATGGAAACTCTCAAATAATTCACGAATTTTCAGCAGACGAATTTTCTAGTGTCCAGTATCTAGTTGAGATTAAAGGGACTGGTAATATTAGACAACTTTCTGAATTAAAAGGAGTAATTAATACCACAGGCCACTTAACGAAAGAATCCGTAAACGATACTAATACACAGTATCGACTTACGGGTCTTGCGAATAATCAATTCGGGCTATTAGCGAGTGGCAGTGGAGCAAGCTATGCTGGCTCTACTTATAAGCTTCAAGCTACTATGATTTAATTGCCCATCATTGTTTCCAGTCCAGCTAAGAAATCTTTTTTGCCGTCTTCGGAGAGACGAGCGTAAAGTTTTTTAGCTCTACGATATACTCGTTTAGAAACAGCGTTATCGGGCAATAGTATTTGTCTTAGTTTTTTTGCTTTTTTATTGTTCATAATTTGCTAATATATGTTTCGGTGTCTTTAAGGAAACCAATTTTGTTATAGAATGATTTGACTTTTTGATGCGATGGATTATTGACGGCTGTAGACATTGTAATGTATTTGCACCCCATTTGTCTAGCCGCTTCCGTGGCCATCTTAAACAACTTATATCCAACTCTTGGATTTTTTGATAGCCATAAGAATTCGTGAATTATTTCTTCATTAAATTTCGGGCATCTAACCTTATTAAAGGCGATCATAGCGTCAAACTTACCACCACTTAAATTGCCCCAAACTAAAAAGTCCCATGCTAAAATAGAAGGATGAGAAAAGTTAGCCTTGATAGTCTCTGGGTTATGAGCTACCAAGGCATGACCTTCATACAAATCATGTTGTTTAAAAAGCTCATACATATCGTCAATAAGCTTTTCAAATTC